GGTGCTAAACTTTTCACGTACTAGCCTGTTGAACTCTCGTGATGTGCGCACCTTGCCATTTTCATCAACGAGTAATGAGCTGATCTCTTTTACTTCTTGATACGTTTTAGCCGCCCCAAACATGTAAACGTTTTCAGTCAGGTTTTTTAATAGGTCAAAGTCTTGTGTTGATACATTTACCAAATTACTGCCAAACCCTTTGAATACTCCCTTCTTTAGATGGTCTGTGATAGCCACATACAAATCATCAGGCAGATTATACATTGTAATCCTACCGTCTTCAATACCATGAAGGAAATTGTCGATTTGTTTTGATGTGTACTTCAATTATTTGTACAATTCGTTTAATTTATTTTGAACATTTTTATTAAATATTTTCGGGTCTTCCTCTTGCTTTTCTGCTTTAGTGGTTGGTATTCCTGTGCGCTCCTCGAAATACTCAGCGTCCATTTCTAATCCTGCATTTGTCATTATTTGAGCAATCTCAGCTGTTACCTTGTTGCTTCTATCAACACGCTCCCTTTGCTCCTCCCTTTCATCGTTATTGCTATAGCTGAATTTTGCACCTTCGGGAATACTGAAGCCTATCTGTCTAAGTTTAGGAAACAATTGATTATTGACTATGTTTTCAATAACAGCTCCATCACTAATTTTAATTTCTTTTAATGACTTTTGCGCTGCTGAGAACTCCCCATCATTGCCTAGCTTACCAGGTACTGAATCTAAAGCATCTGCATGGCCAAGGATTAATTTACTAATCTTTGCTTCACATCGCGTTTCAAGATTCTCGTAAATCTGATGTCCTGTGGCACCTGTTGAATTTTGGATGTATTCAATTTCTTCCTCCATGTCTGTTACTACCCATCCAGCAGAACCCATAGCAGATAAAGAATCGGCAAACGTTTGTCTTTCGTCTTCCTCTGTCTTATTGGTTTTACCATGTCGTAAAGGCATGCCAAACAATTCGGCTGCAGTAGCATTAGCACCTATCAAATTTCTACAAATGATTTCATACATAGCCACTTTGTAAAGTATGCCATATCCGCATCTTGAATGACCGTTAGAGCTTGGCGTACTTGCGTATATGTGCCATGTGCTAAGTGGTTCGTCTACAAAGCTTTCACCACTAAGCATATACTTAAATGACCCTACATTGAGCCTATCAGGACTAACATTCTCTCTTTGAATTAAAACCATTTCAGGAAATTCATTATTGATGCAATCTCCTAATGATACAAGGCTGTACCCATAAAATTCAGCATCTAAAACGTAGGAAACTAATTCGCTAAACCATTTTGTTTTGAATATTTCTTCTACTTTTTCGCTTTCCTTACCGTTTACAATGATTTCAAAATCTCTTTGGAGTGTTAATCGCTTGCGCTTATCTATACATGCTGATACATGGCCATTGAGGACCGTATCAGCAAACAATATTTGCATCTTCACACGATGTTGGAAATATGCTTGCTCTGCTTCTTTAATGGCATCACGCCAGCTTTGCACATCTTGTCTGATACGATCAAGTCCTACAGGTACGATTGATGTACCTATGTTTTTTTTAGGGTCCTTGCTTCCAAAAAAACGGTTTGCAAAAAATGTGCCTGCAGTGGATAGTATTCCCATTGTTAGTAGTTATTTACTTGTTTAGTTGCGCTTCCCCACCTCACACGTGCGCCTGACTTTGGTTGTATAAGTGGCAAGTCGGCTGTTAAATCGCCCTTTGATATTCTCTTTAGCCATAACACTGCATCGTCATAACGTTTTACACGTAAATCAGGGATGTTACGTGGTGCTATTCTGCTATGCAAGTGATACAAGGCAATGTCAATACAAATGTTTACCAACTGATGATTACGATTGTCTCCAGCAGTGAATACACCATCGTTTGTAATTAGCTGATTGGGAATAGTATAAGCTCCGTTATCGGTCCAATATGCTGAACCATTCTCTGCATTTGGGAATACGTTGCGGGGTGGCAAATTAGAAGTATCTCCATATTGTAAAGCTTCTTGTTGCGTCATTACTGGAGTGTCTTGCTTTGCTGTGTACTTCTTACCGGCATAGTACACATTATCATCTTTTCGATAGAATGTTAAGTAGTTGAAAGGTGTGTATGTTGGGGGTAGGATAGTGTAGTACATTGAATTGTTAGCACCTAACAGGGTCCAATCGTTTGGCTCGAATGCACCTGATGTGATATTGATGCAGATGTAAACATCGGTTGTACTTGGCTTAATTGCTAAGTCTCCAATTGCATAAGTGACAAGTGCGCTGTATGCTGATGCTGTTAAAATGAGCCTATCACCATAGTAGTAAGTTGCTGACTTCGCGTATGTTTTAAAATCTTTGATTTCATCATCGACAATATATTTTTGTACAAGGTATGTTTTTAGCTCAATGACTGATGCCATGATAGCATAATCAAGTACCGTGTCATCACTGCCAGTAATTTGGCTTAGGTTATCTGTTTGGATAAGTCGCTTTAAATCACTTGTTTGAATGTATGACATTGTATATTTTGTATAAAATATGTACTTTATGCAAAACTAATAATTATTTTTTGAATAATTACGACCTAATTTTATAGGCGCTGCAACTCCGCCCTTTTGGTATTGGATGTATTCGTTATAAAACACCTGCACAAAGAAATATCTAGTGATATCGACAAAGTGACCGTAAGGCTGATAACTCACTTTTGTTGCAGGATCAGTGACCGTTTTCTTATCAACCTTACCGTTTTTATCTTCTTTGGTATTCTCATAATCTGCAATTACAAGCCTACACGATTTGTCAACGCTGTAATTAATTCCCAAATACTCATTTTCAAGGATTTCATTTAAAAAGTCTGCTGATACTCTCACGGATGGATTAGATTTTAATACTGCTCTACGTGGCTTAAAGTCTACTAATTCATTCATCATGAGCCTAAATAAATCATGTCCTTTCTCTTGTTTAACATCATCTTTCTGACTTGTAGCATCACCACCGATATAGACAGCTTCTGTATGGCCCCATGACCGTAACTTTCTAATTATCTCCCTTCCCATTGCTTTGGTGGTGTTATCGGGATTCCTTAACGCAATAGCGTGAACCATACGTGCGCTTTTATTATCGTCTTCAACTTGAAAGAATCCACATGGGAAGTATGGGTTTACGTTTTCATCAAAGATTAAATGAACTGCTAATTTAGGATTGTAAGGATGCAAGCCTGTATGTTTCTCCGACCTCCATTGTTTTAAAAATTCACCGCCAAAGGTTGTTTTACCCCAATCTCCCAATACATTCACCTTGTATGAGTTATAGTTTTTAGTTCGTAATGCTTCGTAGGTACCAATTAGATTTTCATCACGATATCCGTATGTACCGCAAGGACCACCAACTATCCAGTAGTTATCAGGATATGTTGTTCTGATTAGTACAGTCTTCCCATCGTCTGATATTTGAATAAAGCTATCAGGGCAGGGGAGTGTGCCGAATCTATCTGTATTGGCAAACGTGTTTTTATCTACCAATTCAGTCTTTACCCAGCTATTTTCATCGACAGGATTCCATGATGCAAATATCTTTTGACCTTCAATACCTCGGAGTGATAGTTCAAATTGTTCGTACTCCAAGTATTCAAAGTGATTCAATTCGTCAAGATAAACGTATTTGTACGATTCAATACCCTTTGCTTTTTCTTCACTATCAAGGCCCTTCATGATGATTTCAGCACCATTACTGCATTTGTACGATAAATCATACTTTGTAAACGCTGGAGAGATAAACATTGTATCAAGTGCCAGGTTGAATGATTTTTTTAAAGTAGTCTTGATAATTGCCGATTCTTTTCTAAACGCAATAGTTGATGAACCCTTTACCAATGCCTCTTTTGATATCAATTGAACTATCGAAACGGTTTTTGATGATGATTTGCCACCGTAAACAAGCACCGTTCTGATGCTTTTATCTTTGATAATTTCATTTAAGATGAAGTAAAGAGGGTTAAAATATTTCTTTCTGAATGTTACCATTAATCTGAATATTGCTCATCTTCTAGGTCTTTGCCGAGTTTTCGTACAGTAACCTCCTGCTGTGTCGCATCTCTATAATCGTAATGATTTTTTAAATGAAATATATCCATTGAAGACCCTGAATAGCTTAATCTTAACTCGCAAATCTTCTTCATGCTTTTTATTAACTTGAATATGGCTGTGTCTTTAGATAGCTTTCCTTCTTCAAAAAGCTGTAACCAATAATACCATGAGCATATATTTACACCTGCGCACAGTACAGCTTCTTCGAGATATTTTATATCATTTGCCCTTACAGGATTAGTGTTGTCATTGTCTTCACTTGTTGTTAAAATTTCATAAACTTTTTGTACATGTGGAGTTATAGATGATATTGTCCACTTTTGGGCTGCTTTTTGACCTTTCTTAAAAGATGTTTTAGTTTTTGGCATAGTATAATTTTTAAAAGGGGCATTTCACCCCTTATGTTTTAACTGCCTGCGTTTGCTCTACGAACTGCG